AATTACTCAATGTTATTCCTTACTGTTGGGTCTACTTAGTAGTAGACTGCTGACTTTTCCATAACAACCAGTCCTGTAGGGCCTTCTTTAGCCTAGGACGTGCCAGTGAACCTACAACTTCCTGAGCCACTGTAAAAAGAGCATCCTCAGGCGACTGTACCACGGGCGGGGTGGGAGGGTTCTGAAAGGGATTCTCACCACCGGTAATATCCGCAACGTCCTGTCCTAGTGTAATAAGGTCAAGACCGGTCGGAGTTTGTCCGTTCTCGTTGAACCATTCAGGTGTTACTACCACCCATGCTTCTTCTACATACTTGTCCCAGAAGCCCTGGTCCATCTGCTGTACCGCTCCCCATGTTATCAGACCCCAGGTGGTCGCGTCAAACTGTCCGACATGGATAGCGTGTCCACCGATTACCTTAGCGCGGTTATCCACAGTCCACGGCTTACCGTTATTAAACTGAGTCATTGCGCTAGAGGGGAAGTTAATTCCCACATACAGTGAACCAAACAAAGAAAGCGCGTGCTTTACTTCATCAATATTCTTTATATCTAGTTCGGCAAAAGCAAGAATCTTGTGGTCTCCGATACCGGTCTTGCGCCAGTAGGACAACACGTCTTGCATGACCGCACCATTGTCATTTGCTCCGGTACTTGGGTCATATCCTGATACAGCCTCGTAGGCAGCGAGAATATCGCTGTCTGCTAGTTTTACTTCTGTACCCTTCCCATAGGTCGAAGTCGCCTGTAGAATGTGACCCGCACCGGCACAGGTGCAGTCTCCAATTGAATCATTGAGATACATCGGCCAGTCGTGTACCTCAGATAGCCAGTCGGACTTTTCCGGGGCTACCGGTGCTGCTAGATAGTTCTTAAAGAGCAAACGTGGCTTGCTCTGGTCATTGGGTAGTCGTCCACCCTTGAAGTCAATAGTCATACTATCAATTGTAGCATACCTTATTCAAACAAGGGCGCAATTCCGTAATTAGCACCACGCTTGACCCACTTGAATTCTGTGTGCTTGATTACACCCTTTTCTACTGAGCCCTTTGTCAAAAGAGCGAGCAGGTCTGTGCCAAACATGTAGTACTTGTGGCCCACATTGTCGTTGAGCACGACACGCCACGCGGTGCGACCGCGCTCAAAACCAACAATAGTCAGGTTGTCGCTGACATGGTTGCCAGGAAACTGCCTGCCTTCGGCATCGTGATACCAGTATTCATACTGGTCGCTGGTACGAGGGTCAAAAGGAATGACTGGATTGGCCGGATTCCAGTATGGCGGCTTGCTCACTTGGTCACCGTTACTGACTCTACTTGATAATAGCCACAGCGAAGCAGTTCACTAATATCGTAGGTAACGTCTGGCAGTGACAGGTCATCGCCATTGCCGCGTAATTCGTCATCGTTGACAATTACTAGATATTTCACTTGAAGTCCTTTCCCTTAATCTTGGTAATAATGCGCTCGCCACGACGGTCAAATAGCGGCACTACTGGACGGGCTACAATTCCTTCGGCCTCAAACGGTCCCCACTTGGACTCTAGGCCACCGCGACCCCATCGCACTACCGCGCCGGTATCGTTAAAAGTAATGCCAGAAGTTACAATATCTACCGCGTCGGCTAGTGTACCGGTACCGATAACAGGAACCGAGTCAATACCCAACTTATCGGCAATATCATTTACGTCCTTGCGATACAGCCACCAGTCTCCAATCTTTACGTCAAACAAGACAAAGTCTGGCTCTGTGCGGTAATTACCACCGTTTTGAATGTTCGGTCCGTAGCCCTCACCGTATAGCGTAACATCTTCGGGCGAGGTAAAGGTAGAAAGAATATCGTCTACCTCTAGCATCGTCTCTAGACGTGCGAACAGCGGCTTAGGAATCATAGCGTTATCTGAGCGACCGCCAAAGTAGGGCTCACCTTGGTCAGTAAAACCAATACGAATGTTGGTGCCGTCTACTTTTTCAGTAAACTCCCATGGCAGGTTAGCCAAATACTCAAACTCGGGTTGCGACCATTGTCCGACAATCAACTTGCCCTTTTTCGGACCCTCCATATGGCGCTTGTAAAGGGTGTTAATCTTGTGATATATCTCCATGTCGCTTCCTGTTATCTAATCAAAGTACCCGGCTCGGCGGCTAACGCAGACTCAAACTCAGGCACGTACTTATACACGTAACCATCTTGTACCGATGGTCCATACTCTTCACTATAATAGTCATCCCTGATTGAGAACAGGTACCCGCCCCACATGATAGTATCTAATCTTGGGCCTCGGGCCATAGACATGTCCACTTCTGCATCAATATCTTGGTCACTGAGACGGTACTTCTTAATTGAAAGAGTCATTTCTTTCCCTAACTGTAAAGAGGTCGGGTGGCTGCGTAGGTAAACACACCACGACTTATGCCACCCGACCAGTCTAGCAGGTCAGCGGGTGCCTGTCAAGACTTCTGTACGGCGTTCTTACGGTCCTCGTCGGTAATGTTGATGTGACCGCCAGCACGATAGGTGCTGGTCAGACCGCTCACGGTAGCCATAGCGGCACCGGCATAAGCGGTATCATAAGTAAGTGAATTAGACGCCTTGATACCAAAGGTCTGTGCCACTTCTACCGCGTCCATATTCGCGCCGAGAAATACATACTCCCACGAATACTTATCTTCTTGCTTACGAATAAGGTCACGCAGTGCCCCAGCGGTCCATTCACGAGACGCATTCTCTAGGCCGTCAGTGACGACAAGTACCAAAACCTTACCGGGACGACGAGATTCTGGCATATTAGCAAACTTCTTACCTAGTTCATATGAGCCACGACCAATCGCATCGTAGAGTGCTGTCATACCGCGAGGCTCGATAACAGCCTTGGCCCAACTCACCGGGCGGTCTTCAAAAACCTTCTCGTAAAGACCATCAAATTGCACATAATCTACCAGACATGTACCCGGCTCAATTGCTTGCTCGGAAAAATACGAATTAAGCGCGCTTTCCATTTCCTTGTTGAAACCCATATGTGAAGTAGAACCAGAGCGGTCAACTACTGCCAAAATATGTGTATAGTTTGAATCTGTAATTTTCTTTCCTCCTAAAATGGGTAATGGCCCCCGAAAGGGCCATTACCTTACTCCCACTCGCCTGACTCTGACTGCAATACTGCGGTGTCAACCGCTGGCTCTCGCTGGATAATCCCAATCGAGCACCATGCACACCAGAACAATTGGTGGTCACACTCTGTAGCCTTCACCTTTGCCCAGCGCGGGAACCGCTCTGGCTGAGGCCCAGAGTTACACGAGGCACATACCTCATCGGGACCTAGGTTACGGCCAGCGTTACATGAAGTACAAACCTCTGGGCGCTCTGCGCGCTTCTGCCGCCTGTACCTAAAAGTCTTTTCTTTACGCTCGGGAAGAGTGCCGTCCTCATTGGGTAGGCGCTCGCCCTTCTTTGCGTTACACTTCTTGTGAGCCAACTTTAGGTTGGACAGGTCATTGATTTGCTCCCACGTCCAGCCGTTTTCCTTACCGAACCATTGAGGAATCCAGTGTTCAATGGTAGGCTCGTTCGGACCACTCTTGATAGAGAAATCAATAGGCTTGCCACAGAACGGCATAGCACAAATAGCACCGTCACGCTCTACTAGCGCGTCGATGACCTCTTGTCTTTCAAATTTAACCGTCTCCATGACAGCCTCCTTTCATGGCTCCATTGTACCCCATCGCGTGGGTGTTGTCAACGCTCAGATGATGAACACGTTGTCCATTGATATCTGATTTAATTCTTCTTTCATGTAGTCTGGCATCGTTGGCGGAACAATAACTCCGCGCTTCTTTGCCAGTTCTTCTTGTAGTTGGGACTCTTGTTTCATCAGTGAGGAATATGTTATTACCTCTACTTCTGTGTTCATTGGTTTGGTAGTGTTTTTAATTGCATTATATACCGCGCCGCAGGTACCGTCAGAAAGGTCCTTGTAGCCGCTACGCGGGTGGTCAATCTTACCCTTTATGTAACGCAGTTCCTTTAATTCGTCAATCAACTTGTCTACCTTTGGACCAACTAGACGTGACGAATACAAGACATTGAGAAAATCGTCGTAGTGGTGGTTAGCAACAGACAAAGTATCTGTCTCTATATGACGTTCCTTTAGCAGGTTCATCGTATCCATAGAGTTCCAGCGGTCGAATGTCACTAGTTTGATATCGAATCCTCTACCGCGCAGTTTCAAGATGTAGGACACGACTTCACCGTAGTCCATCGGCTCATCCTTTGACGGCTCCCACCATCTTACAGCATCTACCGCCACAACCGGGTAGGCGTCCTCCACGACACCCACACCCATAGTCACCCAACGGTCAACGTGGGCCATAACCACCGCACAGCGGTCGTGGACCTTGGACAAGTCAACGTGAATATAATAGCCGGTATCTGGCTTCGGCAAGAAGTTTACATCAAAGATACCGTATTCATCTACCGGGTTTATCTTGGTGAACGAATCAGTTAGCGCCTGCCTGTTCTTGATAAATGCATCTTCAATTGAGTCACTCGGCTCGCAGGCAAAACGCATCATAGCGTCTGCCTTGTTTGAAAAGAATGCGTTCTTGAAACTTTCGATTGTCTTAGTTGGGTTTACGTCCCAGGTAGGACGACACATAGCAAAGACATTAGGCTCTGCGTATCGAGTAATATGGTCTTCATCCCACTCGATATGTAGTTCATTTCCGTCAGTACCGTCCGGTAGTTCAGGGTTGACCTTGAATATATGTTCACGCTTGATAACTGTCTTCTCTGCTACAACCTTGTTGTAGCGGGTAGAGATAAAGTCTTCCTTGAACCTCGGGAACGACAGTAGCACGACCTTGCCTACCTCGTCAAAACGAGAGGTCACAGCACCACGGTGCATGTCGTAGATAAATCCAGCAGTCTTAGCGCGCTCGTTACCAGATGCAGACTCTAGGGCAAAACCAGAAATCTCGTCCAACACAACCATGATAACGTTATAACCTTCCAAGGACTCTGCCTCGGAGTGACCAGAAATAACATTGATGTTCTTGTCGAAGTTGATTTCACCCTTGGTTACGCTGTATTTTCCATCGAACCACGGGCACTGCTCTACACGCAAGACAAGGTTCTTGAAGAATACTCGGTTAGCCTGTTGTGCGTTGATAGCGATGTTCATAATGTCGATGTTGTCGCCCTTAGGCTTGCCAAAATACTTAGCAGGTTCCTTTAGGCACATCAACAAATATGCAATGTAGACGCACATGATAACAGAGCATGCGTCCTTACCGCTACCCTTACCCCACTTTAGGATGACTTCGGTACATGTCTCTTCGAATCTTTCTCTACCCTTTTCTTCACCATATAGTGAAATAAGGGTATCTAGACGATATACTTGGGTACCGGCTTTAATAGCCTTGTACTGGTTTTGAGACAAAGGTGGAAAATTGAGGAAGTCTTCACTGGTAACAAACTCTTCAATAGTTACCGGCACTTCCTCAAAATCTTGGTCAGAAAGTGCATTAAATGCCTCTGCCCAAAAGTCACTCACTGTCGTGCACTACCTCTACGTCGAGCACTTCTGCTCGGCCACTGATTTGAGATAGTTTTCTTAGCACTACCGGCTTGCAGTTAGAGCACAAGTCCTCACGAAGAATCTCCATGAGCAGGTCTCGCTGCTCTTCCATTTCTGCAAGTTCGTCACCAAGTTCGGCTGAATCGAGCAACCCTGCCTTTTGCAGGGCGTCAAGACGCTTAGCGTCAATCTCAGCGACCGCCTTTAGTGCAGCGACCTTTTGTCCTGCCACTTGGTGGTTAAAGTTCAAGTCATCAATGTCGTCAACTGTCTCATACAGTTTCTTGATAACTTTGTCGTAGTGCTTGACCATCTGGTTGAGATAGTCGCGTGCCATGTCGCGCGCGGCGGTATCTTGTGCAAGTGCTATACGGTAGTCTTCTAATAGTTCAACAACTACCGCGCGCTTGATACCTGTTTGCTTTGATATTTGGGTAGGATTAGAACCTGTCATAGACAGGTCTGCGACCTGCTCCATCATTCTAAATCGCTCTGACTCCAATGGTACTATGCTCATCGCATACCACCCGCTGTTGGAGCCCACACCAGTCCGTTGAAGGAAATTAGTCGTTTTCTTTTATTGCCACAATATGCGCAAAATTGTGTGTCGCGCTCATGCATTTTACAATTAATAGTTACTAATATGCCTTCTGCGTCACAGTTGGGTGTTTCGCATTCATAATCATAATTGGGCATGTCTTTATTATACCATAAAGGGCGGTAGTCTGTGCGACTACCGCCCTTTACCAGGTCAATCAATTAGTTGCATTAGGACCAACAGAGGTACCATCGTCGTAAGTATTGCCCGACCAGACATTACCGGGAGCAGATGGGTCAAAGTCCATCGAAGAGGCGTAGTAACCACAAATATATAATCCATGGTCTGACTTGTTAGTTCCCCTCTCAAACACATTACTAATAAATCTTATGTTATTTGAGTCATTTGAGTAGGGCTTGCCACCTGAGGCCCCGCCGTAGGCACAGGTTCCTCCCCCAGTCAGTTGTGCTTTAAACAGATTATTCTTAATAAGATTATTCTGTACTGGTGCAAAGTCGCCATACCCAGTAAGGTCAGCCGAACAGCCACCGTCTGCTGCATTGTTGTTTCCTTCACATGCGATTGTATTATGTACAATCGTTGAGGTATCTCCCATACGTACCCCGGATTCATGTTCGTTATATGTAGAGTCAGGATTAGCCTGGCCGTGTAGATATGAGTCTTGTACGGTACACTTTAGGAAACAGTTGATGCTACGCTTACCGTGGAATACATTGACGCGCAGCGCAGTGAAGTCTACTGCGCCAATTCCCGTACCATCGTAAGAGACCGAACCGTCTGCTGGGCCAGCGTCTACGGTAGTATCTTGCACCGTCAAACTATAACCCTTTGCCGAATCGTCTGCATCAATACGAACATCACCATATACCTTTGAGTTCTTAACTACTACATTTGCCGCTTCAATACGCAGGTCACCAGTAATGTTTTTTGAGTCGATTACTGTACCAGGCACAGTAATAATCATTGGCCCGGTATAATTTGTCAATACTGTACCGGCTGGTACCCCGGTATTACTAGCGTCTGGAAATCCAGTAGGGTTTGGTGTTTGTGTATCTGTAGGGGTAACTGTAGGCGTTGGCGTATCGGAGGCAGTAGGCGTTGCCGTCACGGTCTGTGTTGCTGTTGCTGTCGCCGTAGCCGTGGCAGTCACAGTAGTGGTTGCCGTCGCTGTTGCTGTCGTTGTTACCTTTTTCTTTGGAACTTGACAGTTAACGGTGAAGTTTTGAGTAGTGCTGGTTTCTGTAATAGCAGGATTAGCAGTACATGTAGCCGTCTGCGTTGCCGCAGCGATACGCATAGCATATGCCCCTGCACTCGAAAAACCAACAACAACAAAAACTACAATCGCAATAACTGCTGCTATCTTTTTCTTTGTCATTATTCTCCTATATGTTGCCCCCACGGCGCTTCCAGTATAACTCTGTGCTTAGACCAGTGTCAAGTCAACTACCCCGGCGTGTGTCCTTCTGGTAATAGACGCACCGTACTCTAAGATATCGTCAATGCGGTTACGCGCGTCTCCCCCCGGGACACGGTTCCATGGACGATTCAGCAAGAACGCATCGGTACCGGCAGCAATCAATTTGTCATAGTTGTCCAACTTGTCTTCGATAAACATATCGGTCCACACGACTGTCTTGTCTGGACTAAATATGAGTTCATCGTACTCAATACCGTGCTCAGCCAACCACTCACACGTCAGGTTTTGACTGACCTGCGGGGTATAGCCAAAGGAACGGTCGGTAATGATGATAATTTCATGGCCCAGTCTGGCGGCTGTTTCCACAGTCTCGACAAACCCTTCACGTACCGGCCCTGAGAAAATAAATCCTGCGTCAGCACCGGCATGGCAAAACTCCAAGAACTGCTCTGTGGTCCAGCCCCAATCCTTGTACCAGTCCCAGTACGGGTCCGGCGTCGGGCCCGACTTCCACAGGTGGCCCTGTCCAATATGCTGTAGGTAGCGGTGGCAGGAGTCACCGAAGTTAAAACCTACTCCGTCTAGGTCAAATCCAATTCTCATTTTAGTCTCCAAAATCTTCTTCGTCGTTCCATTCAAAAGTAAGTTCGACATTAATTTGCTCTGATGAGCGGTCATCATAGTAGAATTCTACAGTGTCATACTCAACTTTAGTAACATGTGCATTCTTTGGTAGGTTGGCGTCTTTAACTGCTACTGCAATCTGGTCGGCAGTACCGTTGCCACAGTTCACCACAACAGACTTATGGACTCTCATACTAGAGCCTGAAACCTCTCCAAGTACCGTCTCGCTACTGCTTCCTCAAAGTCTACCTGGGTACCGTTGTTGTGTAACCACTTGGCAAAATGAGGATAGTCAATAGCCTCTAGTTCGCTAGCGTGACTGTTTGCTGGTCCTACGCCTGCGCGCTCGATACGCCATATTTCTCCACCGCGCTCACGCACAGCGTCGAACTCGTTAAAGAACCTGGCATCGCTGACTACAACCTTAGCGTCTTGTGGTAGGTTAGCCAAGGCTGCATCAATCCAGATAGTATCCCATAATACTTTCCTACCGGCCTCTGTGCCTAGACGCTGCAAGAGGCGGCGAATCTCTTCTCCGTACTCTGTCTCCTTGTATCCGTCCCAGCCGTACTTGTCAATAACTTCTTGGACAGTCACTAGGCTTGGGTTCTTATCGTAATAATAATGTCCTGCAATCGGGTCTAGCGCATACAACATTTCGCGCAACTTGTCAGCAAACCCAATGCGTACAAAACCAAACTTCTCAACCAGTACGTTTGCTGCGGTGTCCTTACCTGAGCGGGCGAACCCGCTGAGTCCTATTATTTCCACTAATTAAATCCTCTTAATGCTCGTTCAATGCCCTCCTCCAAAGTAATCTTTGGAGTATAAAATTCTAACATCTTAGTATTATCGCACACGCGATAGTCTACGCCTACCGGATTGGTGATAATATGCTCATACTCTGGCTCGTACCCGGCTCGGTCGGTAATCATCTTGGCGAGGTCGTTGAACGACGTGGCCCTGCCCCATCCTATGTTTACCGGAGTGGTTATATCTTCCTCTATAGCCTTTGTCATGCAGTTAATCAGGTCATAGATATGTATGAAATCTCTTACCTGATTACCGTCGCCCCAGATTTCAAACGGGTCATCCTTGCGCTTCGCGCGCTGAATAAAAGACGGGAACGGGTAGTCGAGAGCCTGGTCGGTACCGTATCCTGAGAATGGCCTAAAGATATGCATGTGAGTATCTTCTACGAACTGTGCCAGATATTCACCTGTCAACTTTGACCAACCATAGGTATAGTCTGGGTTGTCCACATACTTTAGGTTTATCATGCCTTCACTAAGTTTGTTCTTTTGCCCTCTTGCTTGGTATACGGTAGGATAGGCGGCACTGCTGCTCATGTATACCGCGTGCCTGGGTTTGTTGCGCATAATCCAGTTAAAGTATTCTGCGTCTAGGCTCAGGTCTACGGCTACGCCTAAGGGCTGTCCTTCAATACCCTTACGTCCACCGATGACGCCCGCCAGATGCCATACTATGTCATAGGCAGGGTCGTTGTTACTGCGGAAAAAGTCTCTGGCGTCGTTACCCTCAACAATATCAATCAGAGTCAAGTCAATGGTTCTTCCTAGCCGAGTGTAATAATCTCTGACCAGATGCGAACCGATGAACCCACGGTGGCCGGTAATCAGTACTTTCTTCATCGTAATTTCTCCAAGTCTTTTGCAAACTGCTCACGCATGTAATCTTCAAAAGCCAGTTGGTCTTTTAGATATAGAGCGGGGTCATTTACTTCAAGGTAAGAATCTGTCCATTCTCCCTTACCCGCGCTCGGATGCAAATGCTCAATGATTACCTGTGGTAGGTATTTGATAGAAGTAGCCTTACCGAGTTCCAGCCAAAAGTTGTCTAGGTACAAGTGGGTCAACGTAGGTGGTGCCATATAACCCAATTTGCGCACTACCTCAGCACGTATAAATACGGCAGTGGGCAAACCCTCGCCCCAAATAAGGTCGTTGCCGTAGACGACGTTGTGGTCTTTTAGAGCCTGTACCACGTCTGTGTCCCAGCCCTTAGAGCGCGGCCTGTGGTCGTCTCCCATAAACCCTATATACTTGTAGCGGCCTGCATTCTCTACCGCTGCCGCATTTAGCGTTCCACACATACGTAAGCGAGGGCCACGGCGCATCAACACATTGGGATATGCCGGATACGGCTCTTGGTCGTTGTCAGTGGCAAACATTAAATCAGCGTATCCATCGCTGTTAGCAAAAAACTCACTCACTAGCGGCTCAACTGATTCTGGTCGGCTGCGCGAGGGTACGATTACAAGCAGGTCGTTCATCTAGTAGGAATTCTTTCGTCTTCGTGTATGTTCGTAGGAACATCAAAATCATGGTCTACAATGACCACGCTAGTTTCTTTAGGGCTTAGTCCATTGAGTCTCTTAGCAAGATGCTGCTTAAACACCCATATGTCTACCGGCCACTTGATGCCGTCTTGGCGCAACAGGTCTAAAATCTTCTTAGCGCCTTGCGGGCTGTAAGCAATACACACATTTCCATGTTCTTGTCTGGCTCTTTGTAGTCTAAACATGCCGCGCTGATAGGCGGTACGATACGGAGTATAGAGAGTAGCGAAATCAAAAGCACCTAGGCGCGACTGTATCTCGTCTAGCCCTAGATTAAAATACTGTAGCGGAATGGCATCGTCTTCGAATGTTAACAAGGTTTCATTGTTATCTACCGCCCACTGCCACGCATTGATATTGGTATACCACAAGCCACCCTCACCGGGTCGCCACTCTTGGTCAATATGCGTGAAGCCATACCTATCAATATTTGCATTCAACTGCTCTGGGTCCTTGCCGTTGACGCACTCGATGAATACTTCATCGTGACCTTCCATAGCACCCCTGATTGCTTCCACGCGCTGCGCGCGCTCCGGGTTACCCAGGCTAAATATCGTATATTTCACTCGTTACCAACAATCGGATTAAATTCTTTACATACGTTTTCAATGTGGGCCTCTATATCCCACACAAGGCAACCGCATCCTCGCTTGCACTGATAAGCACCAGCGCTCGTCCACAGAAACCCTCTAGAGCGGTTTTTTGCGTGTATCATGTTTATTTCATAGTCTGGGTTGGAGGTACAAAATGGTCGGTGTCCACCTGTCAAAGGACAACCGCAATTTTTTATCCAGTCGTAATCTGCCATTATCTTTTTAGTCCGTGTCGTCTAAGCCACCTGTTGATGGTGGACTGGTCTGTCTTAGCCAAATCGGCTATGTCCTGCTCGGACAGTTTCTTTGTCACGTACTGTAGGCGCATCCACTTGTAGGACTGCCATGGACGTTCACGCTTAGAACGGCGGGTCGAAGTAGACATTTGCTACCGGCTTACCCTTCTTCTTTGCATACTGATAACACGCAAACGTGCCGCCCTTTTCCTTACCGCTCCAATAGGCCAACACAAGGTCAGCGTGGTCCACCATCCATTCGTTGCGCTTGTGGTATACCCACGGACCAGGATAGTCGTCTACGTCGGTAACGTAGACTACTTCTTTGGCGTTGTCGAGTAGTTTTTGATATAGTGCTTCGTCACTGGTCCTTGGCGCGTGTCCACGCCACGGGACCGCAGCAATAATTGGAATACCCAAGCCCAGAGCCTCGTCGCCAGCCCAAAGGTCGAAACCTGCGGCCATGCCAGTAATGAACGTATCAATAGTCTTGTTGGTGTAGCGTAGTTTGGTCCGTACTTTGATTCTAACCGCTTGTTCATCTTCACTGTCCTCCGGGCGATGCCCTGTTCCACATACGGTAGTCACCCACCTAGTATACCATCGCCGCCAGAGCGCTGTCAACGGCCATGCAGCGTGTAGCCGACGTGCGCTACGGCTATGGCATCGGCCACATTATCGTTTGTAACCTCGATGCTGTGGTTAGCCTTTACCCATCTGATGGTGCGCTGCTTGCGCTCTTCGCGCAAGATTTCCTTGAACTTGGCTTCGTTCACATCTGGATACATGCTTCTGAATGCTGTTTTCTCGTCCTTGGTGAATGCCTTGTTGCCTATAGCGTTCTGCCAGGTAATAGGTGGTATCTCTACTACCCGTACCCCTTTTCGCATCAGTGCACCAACTATAGCACCAAAAGCGTATGCCAACAGTACAACTGTTTTCTTGTTCTGGATGAACACAGCAGACTCAAATATAATGAGGTCAGGCTTT